CTTCTTCCACATTTCTTGTAGTTGTTCAAGATTCATATATCTAAACTCAATTGAACATTAGTAGTAAATTTATTATAAGTTGTACCGTTATTGTGGCAATAGGTATTGAATACTTTTTTCATATTATCATGAGAGAGACCACAATGTTTTGCTGCTTGAGGTATGTTCCACTTGGCAGCAAATAACATTTTAATGGCATATGAACGTTCTTTCAAATACCTTGGTCTTTAGTCTTCTCAAAAAATTCTTTCATTGATGACGAAACATCAGGTGGATCTGGATAACCATAGTTATTCCTCTTCATCCATCTCTGTCTCAAGGCATTCATCATCCATGATTGAGCAAGACTCTTAGGACCATTTTCCAATAGTTCTAGTTCATACTTACTAGTAGTGTAAGCTTTCTGTTCCTCTCTCCAATTGGAATCATCCCATTCGGTGATCGGTTTTTTTCTTGGGTGATCCCCTTTTCTCAATCCCATTGGCTCTACCTCCCATACCACAATATGTATAGACCTTAGTACCCTAGCACAGATCTAGAAATTTTGCAACTACCTTAGTTTCTGAGCGTTGGTTTCCCTGACCTGATACAGAGTATACCTGAAAGTTGCAGATGCTGTAACATAATCATTATCAGTTCCAGTCACATCAAATGATACTGTAGTTAATGAAATTGGAAATAAATCTTCAAACACTACATCAAAATTTACTAAGTTATTATTGTTTAATACTTGTAGAGTACCATCAGAATACTTTGGATTATTAAGTCCTTTAATAGCACGAGTATCATTTAAATATCTATTCTCCCAATTAGTTCTTTCACCCATACCTTCTGGAACACCCAATGCTCTTATCCAATTATGGAGTTCCATATAATTTCTAAGATCCTCATCAACTATAAAATCTATATTCAATTCACCGTAATTTACATTTCCTTCTAATGGTATAGGAGCTAAACCTCTAGTAGGAATATCAACCTGCCCTAATGAGATTGGTGGTATCTCTGCCTTCTGACATAGAAAAGAAACATTCCTTGCCTTTTCCAATATGAAAACAAATCCAATTGGGGATAGAAAATTCTTATTAGTTAATTGATCTTGATACCAGTTAGCCATTTATAGCAAGGTTATTTTAAATATTTATCCATCTTCAAACCAATAAGTTTCTCCAAATCACGTCTATTGGTTTTACATATTTGATCCACTGTCTTTGGTAAGTATACACACCAAAAATCATACTGAGAAAATTCTTTATGATCCCTATCAATTATGTCACGCAATAATTGATTAGCAGATTCTATTCCAATAGATTTGTGAAAGAAATTTATTTTATCAGATAAAGTTTCAACAGCAAATGATTTACTAATAACTACCTTATCGTCAATAACTTCTTCATCATTAGTTTCTTTATTAAACTTTGGAATGTACATTACAAACTCCTTCTGGATCCCAACAATCAGGACAGTCCATCTCCTGCTCATAATTATGTAGCTTGTGAATTACCGCATCATATTTCTCTGCAAGATTTTTATCTTGTGATCTTATAATACTTCTATAGTATTCACATGCATGAAGTATACGTTGTATTTCTTTTTCATGGAACTGCATGTCACTATCCCTGCCATATCATATCAGGCATTGCTTGTTGCCCAGGTCTATTTACAATCAATAATATAAAGTATCCAACAAACCAGATGATGTTAAATAACCATGCTTGCCTCCAGAAATACTTTCTGACTGCCATAGATCTAAGAATCTCAGGTGCTTTATCCTGTGACCTAAATATCTGTTCAATAATAAATGCAATGATTGTTGCTATCACTAAAGGATAGAATACAAAATTTGCGAATGACATTATTGAGATTAAGAATATCATAATGTTGAGGAAGGTTACAATCTATTTAGAAGTAATTGAAATTAATTAATACTCGTCTTTTAGCATCTGTGCATGTAGTACCAGCGTGTTTGAGATTTACTGGGAATATAATTATACGGTTCTCTACACTTTGAACTTCTGTACCATCTTCAAATATAGTCAATCCATTATTACTATTAACATAAAAGATTGCGGTTAATGAATCATCCCAAGGAAAATCTACATGATAACCATGTTGTATTCTTTCAATTGATCTAGGTTTTAAATTACCCTTAATTCTTAATATAGATCTTACACCCAACTTTTCTAGGATAGGTGATAGAACATTAAAATATGGTGTATCTTTTATAACTGGGGGTTGGTAGAATGGATGATACAGTTGCCAGTTATCCAATGGATCACAATTAGAATCTTCATCAGGAACTACCCTTGGTCCCCAATACCAAGGAAAATCATCATCTAACATTGCTTCTTGCAAATGACCTAATTCATGATGAGATAAAAAGTTATCAATTATCTTAGGCTTCATAATAAATACCAAGTATATTATATATGAATAAACTGTGAGGGATGGAGTCGAACCATCAAGTCCCGCCAGGAACACTAGTTAAACAGACTAGAGCGTTTACCAATTTCGCCACCTCACAATGGAAGCCCTATGAAAGGGCTTGCATTAAACGTTGGACTCCTATCCCACCACCTGAACGAGGGAAGAAATCAAATGAGAGGAAGTCTTCTAGTTCTTTCTCTACTCTTTCTTTACCAAATAGATCAATAATAAGTTGAGCATACTTTCCTTCGGAAATAGTATAGAAGGTATCTCTCATCTGTTTCTTATCGGTACTTCTTTCAGCACTACCAATAGTTTCTTTACCACCAAGAATAACATCAATCTTCCTACTGGTTCCATCATCATTCCTAGACATATTCCAGAAAGGTGATGTCCATTCAGGGAAATCGGTAATCATACCACGACCAATCCAATCTTCATGTTCATGTTCAAGTTCTTTTGTATCATAAACATCAGACCATTCTTGATAGGTTCTAATACTACCACTATCTAAAGGTATTCCAAGGTGTTCGCATAATTCAATCTCCATCTTCTTAAGTTCTTCTACACCACCGTGCATCTCAAACTCGAACATGGGGAAGATTGTTTCATGTCTTCCTGGTACAGGATTTGGTTCTGCTCTATAAGATGTAGATAGACAGAAAAATCCTGGTGCTTCTGGATTTGATAGTAGTTCATATTCCAACCACATCTGTCCTGTTTGTGGTAGTGGCCAAATGTTATCTGCATAATTGTATGTTGCTACTGTTTCTGGATCTTCACATGCAGCAAGTATACTTAAACGATTCTGAGTATGAACTTCAAGGAAACCTTTAGACAAAAAAAATGACCTCAATAGGTCAAGCGTCTTTGTATATTTTTTTGGATCAATCAAACTTGTCATTACTTTTTCACAAACTGATTTATTTATACATTTAAAAAGTAATGTATTTAAATAAACATAGGAGTGGTGGGAGTCGAACCCACACTGTAGAGATTTTAAGTCTCCTGTCTCTGCCGTTGGACTACACTCCCTGGCGACTCAGGTAGGACTCGAACCTACAACCAATTGCTTAGAAGGCAATTGCTCTATTCCATTGAGCTACTGAGTCAAGGTAGGACTGTCGGGAATTGAACCCGATTCGCACCGTTATAAGCAGTGGGCCTTAACCAATAGGCGACAGTCCCTTCCCCAACTCAACTAATATGGCACAAAAAAAGACCCCTGTAAAGGGGTCTTTGATTAGCATATGTAATGCGTGGATTACATTAGGTTAGCAACCTGTACTCTTCTGTAGTACTTGTTGCTGTTAGCTGTAAGAGCACCAGAACCTTGTGTAAGACCTTGAGCAAATGGGTTAGAAACCATTCCGTAACGAGTCTTAAAGCCAATTTTTGGTTGGAAGGTGTTAGGATTAATTGCTCTGACCTGCTGTAGAGGTACATATGGGCAATAGAATAATCCAGCATCATATGGAGAAGAACCTTTGTAACCAGCAACATAGAAGTGCTTGTCTGCTACGTTAGCAGAGTAAGGATCAACATAAACCTTGATCTTACCGTTAAGAGTACCAACAAGTGTGCTTGCAGTATCATCAACACCAGTAAGAGCATTGTTGCCGTTAAGAGCAGGTGT